GAAAGATCGCCAATTAAAACGGCGATGGAAGGTGACTTCGATACTGGTAACGTAAGATACAAAGCTAGAGAAAGATACTCATTTGGAGTTTCTGACTTTAGAGGTATTTTTGCATCACCAGGAGCATAATAATTAATAAATTTGTGGCGGGACATAGTCTCGCCACATTTGAACTTTATAGTAAAAAGAGTATGAAAAAATTTATAATTACAATAAACGCCTACGCACATTACGCAAAATTTGAAGTAGAATCAGAAGATTCCCCAACATCACTAGAAAATGCAATCCTTGACAAACTAGGAGAAAATAGTATAGTTTGGGAAAAAACGGGAATGTTCGGCCCGTTGAATAGAATAACCTATGAGGAGGTTGTTAATGATACAAGACCTATACAAAGTAAAAAGGTCCTTGGAGTTGAAGTGGGAACAGGAGCATCTGTCTAATGGTAGATATACTCTTGAAATGGTCAAGATTGATGACAAAGTTAGAGAAGTTATCACTAAGATCAAGCTTGAAGAAGCTAAAATTGCCCACAGACAAAATGCTATTGAAGGAGCAGCTCCGCAAGTTTCTGTAGCTACTTAATAAAAAGCTACATCGTTGGAAAAATCCACTCCACATTACAGGCTCTCTTGCACTCTACTAAAAAATAGCATATAATATTCACACTATACAATTTAAATAAGAACATAGACGCGTATAGTCGACGGCCTAGAGACTATGTTCAAAAACTAGGAGGATATAATTATGGCAAATACTACATTTTCAGGACCAGTCAGATCAGAGAATGGTTTTGAAGTAATCGATAAAAACACATCAACAGGTGCTATTACATCTACAATGAGTCTTAAAGAGTTCACTGCAACTATTACAGTTGCTAATGGTGATACTACTGGAAAAGAATCATCAATTCAAATTCCTACAAACTTCATTCCATTAGGAATTGGTGTTGTAGTAACTACAGCTGCAGTTAACGCTGTTAACTTAGTTGACATTGGAACAGATGCTGACACAGACGGTTATGTTGACGGAGCTTCTTTAGCTCTTAATACAACTGGTTGGAAAGGTTTCTTAGGTTGCAATGGTGTACTTGGTATGTCTGGTTTTGCACCAGGTGTAGCAGGATTAGCAGGAGACGAAGTTGAATTAGTTGTTTCTGGAGATCCAGGTGGAGATACTGTAATCGTTCTAAAAATATTTGGAATTGATTCAACATCTGATACACAATAATAAATAATTAATTTAGTGTGGGCCTTCGGGCCCACTTAAATTTAATAGGAGAAAATAAATATGTCATCAGACCAAAAATTTACAACACTTACAGCTGACGGACAGGTTAAAACTTTTTCAGGAGGATCTACTAATATTGGTCCTGCTAGAGTTACATATATTCAAGCTACAGGTATTACAAATATAAAACTTTATGATGCAGCAACTGCATCTGGAAATATTATATTTGAATCTACTTTTGGAAGTGAAGGATTAGATATGTATATACCTGGAAATGGTATTAGATTTGAAAATACCATTTATGCAGATGTAACTGGATCAGGATCTGTTACTATCGGATACACTGGCTAGGAGGCTAAATGGCTAACACTACCTCGGGTACAACTACTTTTGATAAGACTTTTGCTATTGATGAAATAATAGAAGAAGCTTATGAAAGAATAGGTATGCAAGGTGTATCTGGTAATCAGTTACGACTTGCAAGACGTTCTTTAAACATCATGTTTCAAGAGTGGGGAAACAGAGGACTTCATTATTGGGAAGTTGCAAATAACTCATTTACATTAGTGGATGGCCAAGCTGAATATACTATGTTTAGATCTACAGGAGACGGAACTTCAAGTGCCACAGCAGTTTACGGCGTTGATGATGTGTTAGAAGCTGTATACAGAAATGCTTCTAGTGTTGATTCACCTCTTACAAAAATTAATAGATCAACTTATCAAGGTCTTTCAAATAAAACTTCTGAAGGAACACCTACACAATATTTTGTTCAAAGATTTATTGATAAAGTTACAGTAACTTTGTATTTAACTCCAGGAAGTTCTCAAGCTGGACACACAGTTAATTATTATTACGTTAAAAGAATTCAAGATGTAGGAGGCTATACAAATGCAACTGATGTACCTTATAGATTTGTACCTTGTATGGCATCTGGTTTAGCTTTTTATTTAGCACAAAAATTTAATCCACAATTAGTTCAACAAATGAAATTGTTATATGAAGATGAACTAAATAGAGCTTTACAAGAAGATGGTTCTTCTTCAAGCTCATACATTACACCTAAAACTTATTACCCAGGAACTTAATGACAGCGTTTTCAAAAGGTAAATACGCTCAGTTCATATCAGATAGATCAGGGCAAGCTTTTCCATATACAGAAATGGTTAGAGAATGGAATGGTGCAAGAGTTCATATTTCAGAATTTGAACCAAAGCAACCACAGTTACAACCAAAACCTGTAGGAGCTGATGCTCAAGGTTTACCTCAAGCTAGACCTGCAAGAGTTGAACCTGCAACTACAATTATTGCACCAGAGAATTCTATATCAACAACAAGCGGATCAGGAACTATGACGGTAACTATGGGACCAATAGTTAATTCTACTTTGGAAGCAAAAGTTGGAGATACTAATCCATATCAAACAGGTGATGTAGTAAGAATATCAGATTTACAAAGTAATATAGGTGGTTTGACAGTAGATAATTTTCAAACAGAAACAACATTAGCTTCTAATATATCAGCATCAGCTACAACTATTTCATTAACGGATGCATCTAAATTTCCAACTAGTGGATATATTGTAATACAAAAAGTTTTAACATCTTCTGATACATCAGATCCTGTGCAAGTAGGAAACATTGCAGATGAAGTTATTCAATACACAGGCAAAAGTAGCAACGATTTAACTGGTTGTACTAGAGGAACTTCTGGTATAATATATGGTGTAAGACAGCCAACAACTACAGCTGGAACACATTCATCTGGTGCAAAAGTATTTGGATCATTTGTTGTAACTAGATTAACAAGAACTGTTGGCTCAGTTTCTTACAGTTGTCAATTTACATTTAGCACTGTATCTAATGCAACGGCAACTGATCCAGGATCAGGTGGTACCACAATTACTACAGGTCCAGTAAATATAAGACGAGGATAATATGGCAGGATTTACATACGCAACACTAACAACAGCAATTTTAAGTTATACTGAAACGGATACAAACGTTTTAACTTCGACAATTACAGATCAAATTATTGAAAATTCTGAACTTAGAATTTTAAGAGATGTACCAATTGATGCATATAAAAAACAATCGATTGGTAATTTAGTTACAGGACAAAACACAATTAACGTACCAGCTAAAACTTTATTTGTAAAAGGTGTACAAGTATATGATTCAACTACAGCTGCAACAGGTGCGAGCGACTGGTTAGAAAAAAAAGATGAGTCTTATTTACAAGAATATGTCTCATCAACAGAAAGTACAGCTAGAGCTAAACCTAAATATTATGCTATGTTTGGTGGAGCAACAGGTGTATCAGACACGACTTCAGGGACACTATTATTATCTCCTGCGCCAGACAATACTTATGAATTTAAAATACATTATGAGGCAATTCCAACTGGATTATCGGGCTCAAATACTACAACTTATATTAGTCAATACTTTGGAAATGGTTTATTATATGCTTGCCTAGTAGAGGCATATGGATATTTAAAAGGCCCAATAGACATGTTGACATTATATGAAAATAAATATAAACAAGAGATAGAGAAGTTCGCAGCAGAACAACTTGGTAGACGTAAAAGGGATGACTACACGGATGGTACAGTTCGTATTAAAGTTCCTTCACCGACACCTTAATAGGAGAAAAAAATTATGGCAATAACATCGGCAATATGTTCAAGTTTCAAACAAGAACTTTTACAGGGTAAACATGACTTTCAAACTTCAGGGTCTGGTGGTCATACTTTTAAAATAGCTTTATTTGATTCTGATGCCAGTTTAGGGGCTTCTACAACAGATTATTCAACTTCAGAAGAAATTTCAAATACATCTGGATCAGCATACTCTGCTGGTGGTAAAGCATTAACAAACACAGGAGTTGGTTTAACTTCAACAACTGCGTTTACAGATTTTTCTGATATCTCATGGACATCAGCTTCATTCACTGCAAACGGTGCAATGATTTATAATACAACAACTGATGGTGGTTCAAGTACAACTGATTCTGTTTGTATTATCGCTTTTGGTTCAAATAAAACTGCAACTAACGGAACTTTTGAAATTCAGTTCCCTGCAAACGATTCATCGAACGCAATCATAAGATTAGCATAGGAGGGTTAAATGCCCGACGTTTCATCAGGATGGGGCCGATTAACCTGGGGACAGGCTAATTGGAATGAAGCTACAACTTTAAAACAAGGTTGGGGTGCAAAGTCCTGGGGAGAAGATGAATGGGGTTCATTAGCAGACGCCGTTGCTCAACCTACTGGATTATCAATTACTTCAAGTGTAGGCTCTATAACAGCTGCTATTAATGCAACTGTAACTCTATCAGGTCAATCATTTAGTTCTACACTCGGAACAATTTCAAATGTTGTAAGTGTAACTGTTGATCCTAATGGATTATTAATGAATGATCTGCAAGGTTATGCAGCAGTAAGTATTGATGTTGTACCAACTATTACAGGTAATTCTGTTACAAGTGCAATTGGAGTTATTGATCCAAAAGATCAAGTTATTGGAGCACCTACACTTACCATTACATCACAACAAGGAACTGCTGTTGCACCTAATGAAGATGTATCGGTTACAGGTTTATCTATTACATCAGAGCAAGGAACTGCTACAGCAAAAAATGCTGTTGAAATTACAGCACCCACATTTACTATTACCTCACAACAAGGATCTGTAGTTGTTCCAAACGATGCAGTAGCACCAACTGGATTATCTATTACATCTGCTATAGGTTTTGTTGAAGGAACAGGATCAGTAGTTGTACCAACAACTGGTATATCTATGAGTGCTTCTATAGGAACGATTGTAGATATTCCTGATCAGATAATGGGATTAACAGGAGTATCATTTAGTTCTGCTATTGGTAGTATTGATCCTAAAGACCAAGTTATTGGATTACCAACATTTACAATGACATCAACAGTAGGAGAGCCTTTTATAATTCATTATCAACATGTTGACACTGGCTCAAATACAGATTATAACGGAGTTTCAACAGGTTCGAATACGAGCTATTCTAATGTTGCAACTGGATCAAATACAAGTTATACTGACGCTGCATAGGAGATAAAATTTATGGCATCAACATATACACCTCTCGGTATAGAAAAAATGGCTACTGGCGAAAACGCTGGTACTTGGGGAACAAAAACAAACGCAAACTTAGATCTTATAGAACAGGTTCTTGGCGGTTATAAAGCAGTATCAATTGCTGGTGGTGCACAAACAACTGCTTTAACAGTTGCAGATGGTGCATTAACTGGAACAGCTCAAGCTAGAATGATTGAGTTCACAGGTTCAATTACAGGAAATCAAATAGTCACAATACCATTAGACGTAGAAAATTTTTATATTATTAAAAACACAACATCGGGTTCTTACACAGTTCAATTTAAATATGCATCAGGAAGTGGTGATACATTTACTTTTGCAACAACAAACAAAGGTACAGCAATTTTATTTGCAACAGCGAATGATGGAACTAATCCAGACATTATAGAAATTCAAACAGGAGGAGACGTTGTAGATGATACATCACCTCAACTTGGTGGTGACTTAGATGTTAACGGAAATAAAATTGTATCTACTTCAAATGGTAATATCGAATTAGAACCAAATGGAACTGGTGATGTCATATTAGATACTGATCAAGTTACTATTGGTGGCGGATCGGAAGTAGGACAAATATCTTCTAATGGCGCATACGATCTTAAACTAGTCACAAACTCAGGAACAAATTCAAGCTACATTAATATTGTAGATGCAGCTAATGGTAATACACAACTATATCCAAACGGAACAGGTGTAACAGAAATCGGTGGTGCAACAAACCCAGGTACAATTCAACTTAACTGTGAATCTAACTCCCACGGGATTAAACTACAGTCGCCTCCACATAGCTCAGGGCAGAGCTACACACTAAAATTTCCTACAGGAAATGTTACAGCAGATAGATTTTTAAAAGTAGAAAGTATCACAGGATCAGGTACAACAGGTGTTGGTCAATTATCTTTTGGAGAAGTATCAGGTGGTACTTCATGGCAAGCAGTTAAAACTTCTGGTTTTACAGCGGTAGCTGGTGAAGGTTATTTTATTAATACTACAGGTGGTGCAATAGAAATGGATTTACCTGCAGGAAGCATTGGTGATGAAATATCATTTATAGATTATGCAGGAACATTCGATACTAATGCATTAACAATTGATCAAAACGGAACAGAAAAAATTGCAGGATCAACTGATCCTTTAACAGTATCAACAGAAAGAGCAGCAAATACTTTAGTGTATGTAGACGGTACTCAAGGCTGGCTTCTAAAGAATAATTAAGGAGCTTAAATGGCAGCCTACAAAACATTAAAAGGCCAATCAATAAGACAGGTCGCTCAAGATCCAACTAATCC